TTTTCGTTTGGAAGCAGCCTTTTCGTTCTGGCCGTATTGCGGGGATACGTGCTGCCCCCCCCCTCTACGGGGGATAAAACCAAATGTATAAAAGAAGAGCAGCGACAGAAAGATAGGTAACCGGTATATATCAAACGGTTAGCAGCACGATACCCCCAGATGCGCCGCGAAACCAAATGTTACTTCAACATTACTTTCGTGTTACATTCGAACGAGATTTGAACGCAGTGTTCGACCCCTGATGTTACATCGCCTCCGAAAACGGTCAGAAACGGCCAAATTTCGGAGGCTTTTTGATGTCTGCAAGCGTCGGTCGGATTTGTGCCGAAGGTCGTTTGTGCCGCGATTTCAACCATTGGCAGGCGTGTACAGGTGAGGCCGTCATGCCGTCGGTCGAGTATCGTATTTTTATCGTTCAAACGGCCGTTCAAACCCTCTCCAAACAAAGCAAGGTCGTTCTGCCATTTCGGCAGTCATGTTCTATGATCTGAGATTTAGACGGCCACAAAAACGGCCGTTAAAACTGCCTCTGTTTTTTCGTGTTTCAAAACGAAATATCCACGTTAAACAGCCATTAAGACTGCCAAAAACGTGAAAAAGAGATGCACCTAAACTAACCTTTAACTACCGAAAACCGTGCAAAAATGCAGGAAAATGGCGGTATATGTACCCCCTTAATGACACACTTTTTACAAATTTTAATCGCTTATTTTTGTATAATCGTCTAAAAAACAGCGGCAACCGTTCAAGTTG